CCCAGAAAGCCCCAGGTACCTGTCGAACACCCCCGGAGCGCCGCTCGCATAAAGCTGCGAGGTAGGGTTGAACCACGGGATGATCACGTTGGAATTGTTCTTCCACGGGATCACGGCACCCGAATTGTTGACCCAGTTGACGTTGCTGAAGTTGGCACCGCCACTTACGGGAGTTGAACTGTTCACACCGTCAGCGTTGAGCGTGATCATCCCCGGTGAGAACACATCGATTTCAACCCCGGCACGGATCATCTGCTTCTTGCGCGCGGCATCCCCCATGTCCCACAGCGGCGTGCGCCATGCGGTGTTGGGCGGCGTCGTGAACTGCGCGCACAACTGGTATAGCTGATTGCCGATCAGACCGAAAAGCGCCGGATTGCCAGAGACCATCGCCGAGCACACGAAGGTCAGCGCACCGTTATTCAGGAACCACCACTTGCCGTCCCACCACATCGCGCCGATCTGATTGGAGCCGAAGATCGGATCATTCAATCGCTTGATCAAAAAGCCAGCGGTCAGGATGTTGTTGACGACCACCTGTCCGCCCGAGATCGGCTGCGCGGGGTCTAGGTACTGCCAAGTGCCGTCGATGTCATCGGAGATCTTGGTCGCGGTCGTACCATCGAGCGAATACGCTCCGTACTGATTCGCGAACATCAGCGAGCGATTGAACGGGAAGACCGACCACGGATAGATCGTGCCGATGATCCCCTGAATATTCAGGTTCGTGAAAATCGGCGTCGGCGGGCTGGCGCCGGTCGGCACATACACGTCGGCAATTACGTTGATCGCCGACAGCGACAGAATATAGAGATAGCCGTTCGCGCTGATCATGCGCACCACGCCAGAGCGGATCTGAGGATCGGTCAGCACCACAAACCCGGAACCGTTGGCAGCGGTCCAGTCGCCAGCGTTGTTGCCGTAGCCGGTATTCGCTGCGTTCTGGAAAGCCGCTACCGAGAAAAACAGCACACGCCCTTTCGCGATCCACACCCTATTGGCATAGACCGCGATCGCATCCGCACTGCTCGGCGCCCCTGCCACGACGATCTTGGTAAAGGTCGTGCCGTCCCATGAGTAGTAGCCGGTCGAATCACTGAAGAGAACCGCAAGGTTCATCCACTGATCCATTTGCGAGCCGACGCCTGATAAGAGCGTCGTCGGATTGATCACCGTCACTACACCGTTGGAAATGCGGTACTGATAGATCTTGCCGCTGGCGCCGAAAAAGAAGATGTAATCGACGTTGTTGAGATTGGCGTAGCCGCCAGCGTAGATATTGTCGGCGGCAAAGTCGTGCAGCGATGCCGACAGATTCGGAACTACATGCAGATTCGCATCGCCGATCGGCTGAAGGTTCTCGAGGTTGTACCACGCATCTTCTGGAATGGATGTGCGGGCCGCGCGCGTGAAGACACCGGACCACTTGCGAAACGTCTTGTTGAAGACTTCCCGCTCGCCTTGGTCCTGTTCCTTGAGTGCTGGAACGCTTGCCATGACTCAGCCCGCCGCATACGGATCGACGATGGTCCGCGTGTTGAAGGCGCGCTGCGTCATCAAGATCCAAGACATATATTCCTGCTTGAAGATCTTCTGCTCGCCATACGCCTGCTCGTAGAACTTCGCTTCCGATGCCGCCCAAAAGCGGATGCAATCGGTGAACGGCGCCGGAATCTGTTCAGGAGTTGAATCATTAACCAGCGGATTAGGGTTGATCGCGACGATCCAATCGGTCACATACCCCTGATCAGGGTTCGGGCCGAAGACTACTGCGAGCGCGCCGAGCCTAGAGAATGCTTCCGGCTGCATCTGTAGCGTTTGCCAGCCACGATACCGTGCGGAAAGCTGGGTGTACGGAAAATAGTAGAGTGCACGTCGCACCGATCCCCAGTAGAGATCGATGTTCATCACGTCGATGATGTAAGGGGCGAATGCGACCGGCAGGCTCGCGATCGGATAGAGTTCTTGCCCAGCCGTCAGCGCATATCCGGTCATCGTTTGACGCAGGCACTTGGTGTCCTGCGCCACACGATTGCGCGCGATGTTGATGTAGTTGGTTAGCTGAGCGGTAGACCAGTTCTGCCCGTTCGGGTCGTGCAGCAAGTCTCGAACAGCGGCGATATACGCATTGAGCACATCAAACCACTTCGCCTTCGTCCGGTGGTGCGGAGACCGAGGGGACCGTCACAGTCCCCTCTTCCCCACCGGCCGCATCACCTGGGCGAGCACTGCTTCCGATCTGTAGAGGTTCGGGCGCGAGCGATTCGCTCGGCGTCCCTTCTTCGTCATCCAGCGTCTTGCCGACCATTTCGACCGCTTCGAATCTGATCTTCTTCAGCTTCTCCATCGCTGGCTTCTCTTCGTCCGAATAGCGCAGCCAGCCGAGCATCATCAGCGTGCGGCGTTTGTCTGGCACGCCAAAGCCGAGAATGTGCGCAGCGACTACCAACGGCACGATGACCTTCTCATTCGGCGGAAAGGCATAGTCCTCGCCGTCGTAGCGACCTTCGATGTGAGTGTCGGTTCCATTGATGACTTGAACGTGATTCGCACTAATGCCCATTTTAGCGATGTCCTACTCGATGACCGAGACGCGACTGGTGCCGGCGCCGCCAGAAGCAAACACCGCGAACTGCGGCGGATTGAGCCACAGTTGCGCCGAGCCGGAAGCGGCGACCAGCGTGCGCAGCGTCGGCGACGCCGCAGGCGTCGGCCCCGTGGTGCCGTCGTAGATGATCGACGTGTTGGTCGGATCGTACTGCACGGTGCAATTCGGACCGAATGCGCAGTTCACTTCCGATGACTGCACCAGAGCGCCCGGTACGTTGGTGCCGAGGTTGTTCAGGAAGTTGACGAAGGTCGATCCTATGATCGCAGTGAAGGGCGGCAGAAACACCGGAATGATCGTGCCCGCGGTGAAGGTCGCGGTGAGCACCGTGGTGTAGATCTGGATCGTGGTCGTCGTCGGAATCGCCAAGATTCGGAAGATCGGACCGTTGAGCGTGCCCTGCCCGGTCTGCGCGGTGAAGCCGGTGAACTGCACGAAAAAGTTCGGCATCACGCCCGCGGCCGGCGTCGCGGTAAGTCCGTGCGCGCCGGCTGTCGTGACCGTGCCGATGTTGCCGGCGTTGGCGAATGATCCGGCGCCGGATGCTACCGGCACTTGCGTGGTGGACAGTTCCGGCTGAATGAAGTCGGCGCCGCCCGGAAGTCCAATTTTCATAGTGGTCATGGTTGATCCTAGATGATGGTGAAGGTGAATCCACCGATGCGCGCGCAGGTCTTCGGCTTGACCAGCACCAGTTCCGCCAGTGTGACCACCACGCCCAAGTAGCCAAGCTGGCTGTTCGACAGCAGAGATTCGAACCCTGAGAACGTGAACGCTGCCTGTTCGTGCACGTACAGGTTCATGTAGTTCGAATTGATCGTGTACACGACCCCTTCCGGGCAGTACGGGTCGGCGTAAACGGGAACGCCTGCGACATCGAGCGCGCGGAACGCGGACCGCGGCCGGTCGGCATCGGAGTCAAAGCCGTTGCCAGGAGTGATGTTGTAAGCCTCCGCTCCGATGTAGTCGTTGCCGAGGGAGACGAAGGTTCCCAGTCCGCACACGCCGAAAGTCGGCATTTCGCCGCCATACTTATTCGTGCCGGCGATGTACTGGAACAGCAGCTTGCGGGTCGGAGCGACTGAGCCTGCGGCATACACCGTTGACTGCCACCACGTATTCGCGGTGCGGTTGACGTTGCCGTAGGTGACGAGGTTGGTGCCGTTGTCGATCGCGCCCGGCAGACCAAACAACTGCTGCGTGTTGGTAAAGTTGTTATAGAGCGCATTCGCGAGCGCGTCGGCTTTCGCGTTCGTCGCATCGTTCATGCGCGCTTCCACCGCTGGAATCACGGCATGATTCAACTGCAACGCGCCTTCGAATCCGACGAACGGGATCGGAGCGACCAGCGCCTTCAAGTTGAATTCCGCAGGGTACATGCCCTGCTGCGGCTGCGGCTGCTGGAACGAACCGGAGTAGTCGGTCCACTGCGCGTTGACCATCGGCGTGCCCTGCACCGGCACCGTGACCGAGGACACACCACCATAGGCGGTCTGGGCATTCGCCAGCAGCGCCGCGATGAGCGGGCTGGTGTTGTAGATCTGCACGATCATCTTGGGGATGAACGCGCGACGTGTCACGGCAACGAGTTCGTTCCCAAGCGGCCCTGACGGTATTACGCCTTGTCCTAAAACTGGCACCTTCGATGCTCCTTATATCGATCGTCACAGGAGCGGTGCCCAAGCCGCCTGCGACTAGTGAATTTTTACGTTGCCGCCCCGATTCGAAATTCGTTCATCACCTTCACTGCCTGCTCGCGCGCCCACTTCGCGGGATTCTTGGCAATGTCCTTCATGTCGGTCGGCATGTTCGCGTTCGTGCTCGAGAGCGATGCCGGCGTTGCAGCGGCGAGGCGAGATTCCTGTGACATGAATTTCATCGCGGTTTCGTAGCTGGCGATGTTGTTGTCGCCCATGACCTTCTCAACCGCTTCGATGTCGAACCCCTTCGCCTTGAGTTCCGCGGCCTTCTTGTCGCGCGCGGTTTCGATGACCTGCTTCTGCAATTGCTCGGCCAGCGTCTTGTTATCTTTGCGAAGTTCTTCGACCGACGCATTGATCGTCTCTTTCACGACCAGTTCGGGATGCGTGAAGGCCGGATTGGCCTTCTTGGTGAGATTCAGAAATCCCTCGCGCGTCTCTTTGTTGCGCAGCAAGGAATTCGACCAGCGTGCGAGATTGTTGCGCTGATCTTCCGTCAGCCCTTCCAACCCGAGATCATCGGCCATCTACCGTCTCCTACTGCGTCGCTTGCCGCGCGCGAAAGGATTCTTGCGTGCCCTGCTCATGGCTCAGGTCTTTCGATTCGACTGCGGTTCGCGCCGGATCGTGCTGCCGGGTAGCTGAATCGTCTTGTTGTTCTTGTTGATGCCGCGAGCGTTGCCACTGGACAGTCCGCCGAATTCGGCGAACCGCGGTGGGTTGACGATGCTGCCGTTCTCCTTCTCGTTGGAAGTCGGATTGCGGACATCCAAACCGTCATCGGGGCGAAACATTCTGTTACCAGCCATTGAAATTCTCCTACTGCATGGGTGGAGCGGCGCCCGCTCCGGGTGGCGGCATCCCTGGTGGGGGCATTCCGGGTGGCGGTGCAGCACCCGCGCCGGGCGGTGCTCCGGGGGGTCCGGCGCCGGGTGGCGGTGCGCCCGCTCCGGGCATTCCTGCGACCAACGACTTTTTCTCGCTGGTCGCGAGATCTTCCGAGTCGCCTTCCTGCTTGCCGAATTCGCGCGCGAGTATGTTGATCGCTTTCAACACTGCCTTGCCGGGGCCGTCCTTGATCGAACCGTACTTCACCAGTGCCGATTCCAGCATCTTCTGCGCCAGCAGCACCTTGACGCGGCCTTGCTCCAGTTCACCGGATGGTTTCTGTGGAGACATCATCCCGCCAGCGCTCGGCCCTGCTTGCATCGGTGGTTTCGGCATTCCCCCCGGTTTTCCCCGAGAAAGTGCTTGCATCACCTGTGGCGACATTTGCGGCATGGCCGCATTCATAACCCAACTGAATGCTTCGGTCAAATTGACAAGGGGCAGAACGCATCACGCCCAATTCCGCAATGCGTCCGCCCCGAGGTGCGTCTGCTGCTAGGACAGTGTGCTGACGGAGTTTCGTGCCAGCAACTTTTAGCAGCCCTTGCCGCTGGCGCGGTTGTTAACGGTGAATAAATCCGCCGCCATGTCTCGGACACTCACGCCTTGTCCGTGTCGAATGCAACCTGAGTATAAAACGAAAACGCCCCGCGTGAAGCGAGGCGTTTTTCTGCACGCGAAGTAAGCGTTTTTAGCGCTTGCTTCGACGTGACTTCCGGCGTCGATGACGGGCCATAGATGCTCTCCTTTGGTTGACGCCCAAGTGAATCCTGTCAACTACCCGGCATGTTTAGCACGGATCTCGTTGAGCTTCAAGATATCCGCTTCCTGCTTGGCTTTGGCCTTCGCCGGTTCGATTTCGGTCTTCAATTCTTCGACCAACACTTGCTCCTGCGGCACGCCGACCATTTCGATGAAGCGTTCCGGCTTGATCGCCTGCACCTTCATCAGCATCTCGGCCTTCTCCATCAGGTCTTCCATGAAGATCGGGGAATTGCTGTGTGCGTCCACCTTGACGATCGCATCGTGCGTGAACTGCGACGCCGCGAACAAGTCACCGTCCTTGTCCTTGTACTCTTTCTTATCGTCGTAGCGCTGCATCATCTTGAGATAGAGCGTCGCGACCATCTCGAGCGAGTCTTCGACCACCATCGCGCGCTTCTTGATGCGCGAAGATCCGAGCCGCGCAAGCTGGCTGGCGTGCCCGCTCGAGCGCACGCCGGCCTCTCCGCGGCCCTGCGTGACGTTCGTCAGTCCGCTCATTTCATCGAACATCGCATCGATCGCGGCGACTTCCTTGAAAAGATCATCCGGCATCTGCGGGGCCAGACGTTCGACCTTCGCGGTCGGATTGTCGTTCACGATGTAGCCGGCCGGGGAATCCAGTGCCAGCTTCATTTCATCGTTGATGCCTGGAAAGCCGGCAAGCGAGGTCGGCGGGCTGGCTTGCTTGTCCAGCATCCGGCGAATCTGCGCGATGCGCTCATTGCGCATCTTCTGCAACGGGATCAGCCGTTCGACTTCGCAGCGACCCCAAAAATAGTTCTTGTCAGGGATCGGGCAAATCTGCGTGAACGGTAGGTACTCCGGTACGAACACCCGTTCGATCGGACGATCGAAGATCACTACGTAGGGGCTGGCGAGCGTGATGATGCGGTAGTCGTTGAGCGCCGAGTCGTAGATATACAACTCATGCATCTTCACCAGTTCTTCGTCCACCCGCGGGATGTAGAGCGACGGGGTGCCGAGCGTGTTCGCAAACGCGCCTTGCGCCAGTCCCGATCCGCTCGCCGGCAACTGACTGGTGATGATCAGGTTCGTGACGAGATTGGATTCTCCGTAGTCGTTCTTCGGAGATGAGACCACGTTCGACATGATCTCGTTTATGCGAGGATGGTCGGCAGCCTTGAGGGTTGTTTCAAGTTCTCCGCGGCTG